GTGGTAAAGACCCTTGGATAATTGATTTTATATCTATTGGCGGTAGACGGAATACGACATTAGGTTTCAGAAGCGTAAAAAGTGTGTTATCAAGAAAAGGCTTTGATAAGTTTTTCTGGTTTAGAACACAAACATCTAAACTTGGTTTTCATAAGTGGAGTTAGATATGGGCGGCAGTTTCAATCCTTTCAAACCTTTGGATAAGTTCAAGAGATTTCTTGATAAAAAAGTCGTTGAGCCTTTTATTGAAAAGCCAGTGAAAAAGATTGGCAAAGAAACTTTCGATACAATAATGGGAACAACAGATGAGGAACGTCGCGCTATGCTCTACGGAGAAGAGCCGGAGATAACGCCAGAGGTGACGCCAGAGGTAACGCCAGAGGTTGTGCCTGATAATCAAACTATCATGGGCAGGGGCAGAAGAAGAACCAAAGCAAAACGCGCTGGGGCCGCTGGTACGTTAGAAGAAGAATTTGGAGTAGCATACGCCAAGCCGATTCCTAAATCTCCAACAGGGGGTGCGTGATGTCCTTTCTTAGGCCAAAGGTTTATGTTCCACCAGCACCCCCACCACCACCGCCACCGCCAGCACAAGCTGCAGAAGAAGATACAGAACGCGCAGCGGCTCTAGCTGATGAGGCTATGAAGAAGGTCAGAAGGAAAAAAGGTGCTGGATCTACCATTGTTGCTGGTGCATTGAGCAAAGATGAGCAACAAATTTCATCAGGCGGCACACCAACTCTGCTGGGGTAAGTTATGGATCAAAATTTTATAAAATATCTTGTTGGAAGATACGATCACATCAAGACCCAGCGTGATAACTGGAACAGTCACTATCAAGAATTAGCTGACTACATGCTGCCCAGAAAGGCTGATGTTGTCAAAAGTCGCTCTAAGGGCGATAAGCGCATGGAGCTTATCTTTGATGGCACTGCGCTACAGGCTGTAGATCTTCTATCATCAAGTCTTCATGGGCTGCTTACAAGTGGAGCTGCACCGTGGTTCCAGTTGGACATGAAAGAAGAAGACATAGGGCGAGATGACGATGTACGCGAATGGTTGCAAGACACCAGTATGCGTATGTTACGAGCATTTGACCAATCAAACTTTGGCACTGAAGTGCATGAAATGTATGTAGACCTTGTTGTGTTTGGCACAGGCTGCATGTTTACTGAAATGGAAGAGGGTGCATTACGTTTTAGCACCAGACATATTTCTGAGTTCTATGTGCAAGAAAATCAGTTTGGCGTAGTTGATACTGTATTCAGGTCTTACAAAAGCCCAGCACGACAGGTTGTGCAAAGGTTTGGTGAGGCGAATGTCACCCAGTACATCATGAAGAAGTTTCAGGACAAACCTGATGATGAAATAGAAATATTGCATGTGGTTATGCCAAGAGAGGAAAGAGATCAGACAAAAATTGACAACAAAAATATGCCGTTTGCTTCTATATACATTGATATGGAATCAAAGACGATGTTGTCTGAGAGTGGTTTCCAAGAGTTCCCATACATTGTCCCACGATTTTTGAAGGCAACTGGTGAGATAATGGGGCGTTCCCCTGCGATGGTTGCGTTGCCTGATGTCAAGATGCTGAACTTGATGTCTAAAACAATCATTCAAGCTGCTCAGAAACAAATAGATCCTCCCTTGCTTGTTCCTGATGATGGGTTCCTTTTGCCTATTAGAACGCAGCCGGGGGGATTGAACTTTTTTAGAAGCGGAACCAGAGACACTATCACACCGCTGAACACAGGCGCAAACATTCCTATTGGTTTGAATATGGAAGAACAGCGTAGGGCTGCTATAAGATCAGCTTTCTTTGTGGATCAGCTTCTAACAGGTGGTGGGCCAAACATGACCGCCACTGAGATTTTGCAGAGAAGAGAAGAACAACTGCGCGTCATCGGCCCAGCTTTGGATCGCCTCAAGAATGAAATGTTGAGGCCTTTGATTGACCGCGTGTTTGCACTTATGTTGAGGGCTGATATGTTGCAACAAGCACCAGAAATATTACAGGGACGTGATGTTGATATAGAATACGTTTCACCACTGGCACGCGCACAAAAATCAAGCAGCCTCAATAGCACGATGAAAGCATTAGAAATACTGATGCCATTAGCTCAAGCATTGCCTGTTGGGGATCACATAGATCCAGACGGATTGGTCAAGCACGTCACTGAGTCTCTTGGCGTTCCTAAGACAACGCTGCGATCTACAGCAGAGATACAAGAAACAAGACGAGCTAGGGCAGAGGCAGAAGCAAAACAAGCTGAGATGATGGAAGACGCTCAGGATGTGCAAAACTTAGCACAGATCGCCCAAGCAAGTAGAATGGTAAGCAAGTGACCCCAGAAGTAGAAAAGCTAAAAGACCTTTATAAACAAACATTTAATACAGACAGTGGAGCCAAAGTCTTAACTGATCTGGAAGCTAGGTGTAACTATAAGACGCTTAGCTATGTTGCTGGCGATGCCAATGCAACAGCATTTGAAGAAGGCAAGAGAGCCGTAATTCTTCATATCTACAACATGATGAGAGAGGAGTCATAATGTCATTAGAAAACGCCGAACAGGTAGCCCAGCCAGAGGCAGCCCCTGCGCCAGCGATTGAAACGCCAGCAGAGGTAGCGTCAGGCGGGTCTGGTAACGAGTTTTTGAGCATGATACCAGAGGACTTGCGAGAGCATCCAAGTCTTTCACCTATCAAAGATGTGCCGAACCTAGCCCGGTCATATGTCAACAGTCAGAAGCTGATAGGCGCTGATAAGCTGCCGCTGCCAGCAAATCCAACAGAAGAGGATATGGCAAAGATTTATGACAGATTGGGCAGACCAGAAAATGCTTCTGGCTACGAGATAGCTATAGATGGCAACATAATTACTGAAGAAGTTGCTAGCTCATTTAGTGAGATAGCGCACGGCCTTGGTCTGAGCAAAACGCAAACTTCAAAGCTCATGGAGTATTATAAAGATTCGGCTGAAGACAGTATCAACAGAGATATTGAAAAGCGTAATCAAAATCAGATTGATTCAATAAACGCTTTGAAAGCTGAATGGGGAACCAGCTTTGACAAAAAGGTTGAGCAAGCAAAATCCATTGCAGATGAGTTTTCTGATATTGATGCTATTACAAAGATTGTTCTTCAAGACGGAACAAACTTAGGAGATCATCCAGAGTTTATTAAAACATTTGCAAAAATTGCTGACTTTAGGCAGTCTGTGACAAGTGAAGATACAGTTTCAGAAAGTCCACAAGTGAACCAAGTTACAAAACAAACTGCACAAGCAGAGATAGATTCTATCATGCGTGGGCCTGATTATACTAACCGGAGAGATCCGGTTGCGCGTGATCGCGCTGTTAAACGAGTGCAAGAGTTGATGGAAATTGTACATGGTTGACGGTTTGACAACAAAAGAGATTAGGCTGGAATGTTTGCGACTAGCTGTTGAAAATGGTACAAGTCGTGATATGATACAGCCTCATCTACTCGCAGATGTTTACTACGAGTGGGTGATGCAGGGTAGCGATGGTCATCGTCCTGCTGACAATCGGAAAGACGAAGGCCACAAGAAGGCCAAAAATTCTAGGAGTGTCCGCGCTGTCGGGTAGCAGTCTGCAATCAAATGTCATTAGGTAAAAGGAGACAGCGATGTCTATTGAAGTAACCACGGCATTTGTCCAGCAATATTCTGCAAACGTGCAGATGTTATCACAGCAAAAAGGTTCTCTTTTGCGTGATGCTGTGCGTGTAGAAAGCATGACTGGCAAAAATGCCTTCTTTGACCAAGTGGGTAAAGCGACAGCACAAAAGCGTACAACGCGTCATGCTGACACTCCCCAGATTGATACACCCCATGCAAGACGTAGGGTGACACTTGTGGACTACGAGTATGCTGATCTTATTGATGAGCAAGATAAAGTCCGTATGCTCATTGATCCAACTTCTGCCTATGCACAAGCAGCCGCTTTTGCTTTAGGTCGTGCGATGGATGATGAGATCATCTCAGCAGCTTTGGGTACAGCGTTTACTGGTGAGACAGGCAGCACATCTACTGCGCTTCCTGCTGGTCAGCAGATTGCAAACGGTGGCACAGATCTGACTGTTGCAAAACTAAGGACTGCAAAGAAGACCTTAGATTTAGCGTCAGTTGATCCGTCAATCCCGCGCTACATAGCTGTAGGCCCAGATCAGATTGAAGCATTGTTAGGTGATACAAACGTCACCAGCAGCGATTTCAATACGGTCAAAGCCTTAGTACAAGGTGAGGTAAACCAGTTCATGGGCTTCACCTTTATCGTGTCAAATCGTTTGTCAAAAGCTGGCAACATCCGTTCATGTTTTGCATGGGCAGAGGATGGTCTTGCTCTGGCGATTGGTAAAGATGTGATGGCAAGAATAGATGAGCGTTCCGACAAAGGTTACGCAACGCAAGTCTACTATTGCATGAGCATTGGTTCCACTCGCATGGAAGAAGAAAAAGTTGTCCAAGTTGACTGTGACGAATCAGCGTAAGGAGTGGTAAATTATGACTACGAAAAATTCAGATCTTGTAGCTAATTTTGAAGCCTCTCCACAGATTGCCAACGACAGCCAAGAGTTACACGGTGTTCTGCGTGTTGCTCAAGGCACGGTTGCGTTAGCTGCTGGTGACAGCACCGACAATGATATTGTCATGCTGGCTCCAATCCCAAGCAATGCTTCTATCACAGCCATACAGGTTGCGGCAGATGCGCTTGGCGGTAGCTGCACATTCAATGTTGGCATCTATCAGACAGACGGAACTGTTGTAGACGAAGACTTCTTTGCAACGTCAGTTGCAGACGGAACTACAGCGGTTGCGGATCTGAGGACAGAGGCAGCAGACATCAACACGATTGGTGCGAAACTGTACACAAATGCAGGAGCGTCAACTGATCCG